ATGGCGACTATCAGGGCAAGAAAACTGGCGGATGGGTCTGTTAGCTACACGGCTCAGATCCGCATCAAGCGCGACGGAGTGCAAGTCTATCAAGAGAGCCAGACCTTCGCCCGAAAACAGGCGGCACAGGCCTGGGCACGCAAGCGTGAATCCGAACTGGATGAGCCTGGTGCGATTGAGCGGGCGAGTCGCATAGGCGTCACGCTCAAGGACATGATTGACCAGTACCTGATCGAGGTTGAGAAAGCCCGGCCCCTGGGCAAAACCAAACGCGCAACCCTTACGGCCATCGGCGAAACGTACATGGGCAAGCTGGCCGATACCCAGATTAATACCCAATGCCTGGTCGATTACGCGCTATGGCGGATGAGCCCCGAAGGTGGGGGCGTCCAGGCGCAGACCGCTGGCAACGACCTGGCGCACCTCGGCGCCGTGCTTTCCATAGGCAAGGACGCTTGGGGTTATCAGCTTGACCCTATGGCGATGGGTGGCGCACGGCGCGTACTGCGCAAGCTCGGCTACAACCTGAAGAGCCGCGAGCGTGACCGTCGCCCTACGCTGGACGAGCTGGGTAAGCTCATGAAGCATTACCAAGATATGCAGACCCGGCGTCGGAGCATCATCAACATGATGAAAATTGTGGGCTTTGCCCTGTTCTCGACGCGCCGTCTCGACGAAATCACCCGGATTCGCTGGGACGACCTCGACGAGCCCGGCCAGCGAGTGCTGGTGCGCGACATGAAGAACCCAGGCCAGAAGATCGGCAACGACGTGTGGTGCTACCTGCCCGACGAGGCCTGGAAAATCCTCCAAACCATGCCTCGAGCCGGCGCGGATATATTTCCGTACAGCCCGGAATCAATCTCCACATCCTGGGCGAAGGCCTGCAAATTCCTGGAAATCAAGGATCTGCACTTCCATGACCTTCGGCACGAAGGGGTAAGCCGTCTGTTCGAAATGGACTGGGATATCCCCCGGGTGGCAAGCGTTTCAGGACATCGTGACTGGAATTCGCTGAGGCGCTACACCCATCTGCGTGGGAAGGGTGATCGCTATGTGAAGTGGGAATGGTACGAAGAGATATTGAGGGCGCCCGTCCAACTGGGCGCCGCATCAATGAAGTGGCTCAAAAGGCGCGTTTGAACCCGTTGAGTTGGCTGTTTTCTTTAACCGCAGCTGCGCGCTGTAGATCGAGATACGCAGCCAGGTCGGTGATGTGGATCCCCTTGGCCGACTTCTGGCTACGTTCCAGGCGGGTGATGGGGATCTTGATCTGACCGCTCATCACCTTGCGTTGAAACATGTCGGGCGTCAGGTGCGTGAAGTAGTCCCGGCAAACCTGCTCCAGCGAGATAATCGCCTGGCCGTCGTACTGGGCCATCAGGATAAAGGCTGTATTCATGATGTCCCTCACATCCGAAACGATTGATAAATGAACGTTGGCAGGGCGGCACTTCCGGCTGGCTGTACGCTTTCGGCCTGTATCTCGCAAACGAACCGATGACGCTCCCGGTTCGGTGCGCTCAATGCCCTTGTGAGCCTCGGTACTGCGCCGATGCATTGCTCATATGCATCGGGACCTTTCCAGCGTTGAGCCGGTACAACTTGGCAATCCGTTCGTGTCGCATCCGTGCACAGGTACAGCAATAGGAAAACAGTCATACGGCCTCCGAAGCGGCTGGCGGTTGTGGTGCCTCTGCCTTCATAAAAACAATCCAGTGCGTGCCGCCTTTTTTGCCGCTTGGGTGACCGAAAAGTGGCTGCTGATCGGTTAGCGAAAGAATCTGGCTGGTTCGGATCTGCGTTTCGTTCCATTTGAAAACCAGCACACCGTCGGTGGCCAACACACGGAAACACTCGGCAAATCCTCGTCGAAGATCCTCCTGCCATGTGTTTGGGTTGAGTACCCCGTATTTGGCCTTCATCCAGCTTTCTGACCCTGCTCGCACCAGGTGAGGTGGGTCAAAGGAAACCAACTTGAATGTGCCATCTGCATAAGGCAGGTCACGAAAATCAAGCGTGACGTCGGGACAGACGGTCAGTGTCCGCCCGTCACACAGAGCCTTTTGCTCAGTCCGGATATCACCAAAAATGACGGCTGGGTGTTTCTTGTCGAACCAAAACATGCGGCTCCCACAGCATGGATCGAGGATTGTTTTGTTCATGGCTGCGGCTCCAACTGAGCCACACTTAATGCAACCGCCACCGGCCGCACCCAAATCGACACATTGCTCAACATGAACGTTTCGCCAGCCTCGGCGAGCAGCAGCGTCATGCCGAACACATCGGCCATCGCCTTCGCTGCCGCCCGTGGGACCGCGTTACCGATGCGCTCCCGGTGGAGTCCGTCGTTGATGCCATCCAGTTGAAAGAACCGTGCCTGCTCGATCTTGCGAACACGCTGCATCCGTTGGATTTCATTTGCGGTCTGCGGATCGGTTGACCAATAGTCCTCTGGATCAAACAGCGATTGCAGTGCGGCCAGCTCCAGCGTGGTGAAGGGGCGGTGCCAGGTGCCGTCGAGGCTAGTGATCATGCAGGTCAGCCTGTCGTTGGGCGCCGGCATGCGTCGGTCTGCGACCGACCACCGACCGTTGTCATGGCAGGCACTGGCGGAAACGGCACCGGCCGGATCCTTCCAATCGACCACTCCATAATGCCCGCCGGTCAAGTAGGCATCGCCCTTGGTGCGCGACATGCCTGGGCGTGGATCGGCGATGGACAAGGCGCCGCTGGCGACCTGTTGGGAGCCGGTTACGGTCTTAGCGTTGTCGTTCCAAGGTGTGATGCGCAGTTTTTGCGTGCTGGCCCCGGCGTGCCAGTTTTTGTACGTAGGATCTGCTACGGCAAAAGCGCCTTGCCCAGTCGTGCTGCCAGCGATGACGGTACCGGCCGGCTTGTTGTAGTCGGTCACCAGGTACTTGCCGAAACCCTTGGAGGGTTGCCGAGGATCAGCCACGGCCTGCCCGCCAGAACTAGGGCCATGTCCTGCGGTGACAGTGCCGGCGGACTGGTCGTTGTGTACCACGCGGAACACGTTGTTGTGCCGCTCGCCGCTCATACGCGGATCTGCAACGCTGAAAGTCCCTTGCCCAGGGCTACGCTGGCCTGTGACCACACCGCAGTGGCGGTCGTAGGGCAGCACACCGTATTGGGTGTATTCGAATTTGCTGGTCGGACGCGGATCCGCCACGGAAAACTTGCCGTTCATGGGGCGGCTCGCGCCTGCAACCACGCCGGCTGTATCTTCCCAATCGACAACCCCGAGCACGCCGTTGTGATATCCCGGCACGATCACAAAGTCACGTAAGTGACCGTTCTCGATCGCAAACCGGCTAAGGCTGCGCCAATCCTTCCCAGCCTCCACTAGGGCCAGGCGTACCCACGTTTTCCACTGCAACGCCGGAACCCGGTGCATCGGCCCCGCCTGATCGATGTCGCCAGCCAGTGGCATGCGGCTCAGCACGTCACCGACGGCGCGCAGGCTGCGTTTTTCGGGTTCGTATAGGAACGCTGGAACCTTCTCGACGTGCCTGGCCACCAGCAAGAAGCGCTTGCGGCTTTGGGCCAGCCCACCGATTTCGCCACAGTCGTGGGTGGTCTCAGCTACGGCGTAGCCGTAGTGGCGGAGCAGCTTGTTGATCTGGTCCAGCAGATGCCGGCCACGGGTCGCCAGGCGCGGTACGTTTTCGAACACGATCAGCGACACGGGATTGTGCTTCCAGGCCTCGCACATCAGCCAGACACAGCGCAGGGTAAGCTCGTTGAGGGCCTGGTACTTTGGCGTCTGGCTCATGCTTTCCGACAGCAGGCCCGAGGCACCCTTACACGGACTGCTGATGAACACAGCATCAGGGTCTTCGTTGCCAGCGGCGCGGCGAAGATCCTCGGCAGTAGCCTCTTTCCAACCGGCGGGTGGCTCCTCCCCATGGAATGCGATGTACTGCTGCCGGGTGAACAAGTCCATCAGCGTGCCAGGTACGCCCGTCATCATCTGGAAGTCACGCAACCCGGCTGGATCAACGTCAACGCCTCCCAGACAGCGCCATTCGGCTTGGACTGGGCCAAGGGTGGGCTTGGAGTCGCTGAAGCCCGCAGCACCGCTGCCAAGGCCGCAGCAGAGGTGGAAATGGGTGAAAGTGCGCTTAAGCATCGTCGCGCCCTCCCAACAAGGCTTTCGTGAGTGCGTTGGGTTCGCCTTCACGGCTGAGCTTGTTGAGCGGCTGCAAACTCCGGCCATGGCGTGATTCCACCAGCGCGACCTGGTCTTCAATCGCCATGATTGTGCCCTTGCGCACGCTGAATTCGACACTGCGCGCCATGGTCCTGGCGACAACAAAGGAAACATCGTCGCCGACTTTCAAAGGGTTCGTGCTAGCCTCTACGGCGCTGCTGCTTGGGGTCTGTGCTTGCATGGTGCTGCTCCTTAGTGGTGGTAGGTGTCGGGGAGTTGCCGCTCCTCGACACCGTCTTTTCAGGCCGTTCTGGCCTGGTCTTGCTTGATGATCGCTATGACTTCGTCCCGGTCCTTCGCGTAAGCGAAAGGCAGTTCACCTCCTGGGCGAGTGATGGGGTAGCGAGCTTCTGGCAACCGGCACTTGGCCACGGTGTAGCCGCTGTCGGTAATCCAGCAGTTCTGCTGTACTTGCCCGTCTCTATTGCGTTTCGGCGCCCACTTCATGCCCAAGCCCTGATCAGTTCTGCCCATATGGCGTCGCCGTTGGGGAAGTAGGTGTGCACCTCTTGTTCCGGTGAGAAATCCAGTTGCAGCACGGCCAGGCAGTCGTCAAACAATGCGGTGTCGAGGCCGCGTAGGCTGGTCAGCACAAACGGGTACTCGTGGCCGTTGTAGAGACCGAGCAGGAAACGGCCGACAACGGCGCTTTGGCCTGTACCGCGCTGGGCGACAGGGATCAGGCGGTTCAGTGCCTCGATACCGGCTTTGCGGATGGCGGGGCGCTTTGCTTCGAACTCTTGCAACTGCTGAAACCAGTTTGTGTGCTGTTTTTGCGCTGACGTATTCATGCAGGTACTCCTTTCGAAGGCCGAATCAATAAGGAATGGTGTTGAGGAAAGCGATGTCGTGAATCAGCTTCCTGGTATCCAGTCGCAAGGCGTCATTGATCGATAGCAAGTTGCAGAGCAGGTCAAGCAGGACCAGCATTTGCGAGCAGTTGAGGGCTGTACGCGCGCTCAGGGCGGGGCCGTACTTTTCGCGCAGTTCTTTCTGATATGCGTGCCCGTAGTAGCGAATGTTGTTTGAGATCCACGCTTGCCGCTCTTTCACCTCCAGCCCGAAAGCGCTCGCCTGGATCAAGTCGACGTCGCTGATCGAGTCGGGTCGGATTCTGGTTGGTTGGGCATCACTGGCTGAAAGGTCGACCATAATCATTCGGCTGTGGAGGGCATCGCTGCAATCCAGCGGCTGATTTGCGGTAATCACGAGTGCGCCTTCGAACGTCACTTCTTCGCTCAGTCCCTCTCCTGTGCGCGTGATGATGTTGCCGGAGCTGTAGAGCGGCTTCAGTTCGTCCCAATCGATGGACTGCTCTGTCCCGTCTTGATTTTCGCAAACGACTATCCGCTTCCCTGCACCTGCAAATATTCGGGCGCGCCCAGCTGGGCTGGCGTGAGCCAGCGAATTGCTCCAAGGCGCCTGCCCGTTCAGCTTTTGTAGGTAATCCAGCAAAAGAGTCTTGCCACTGCCGGCGGCGCCGACGATATGCAGGAACGGAAAGCTGTTCTGGTCCTGGCGGATTCGGGCGGCATGTGCGGCCCCCAACCACCAGGCCATAGCCACCACTCCGCGAGCGCCAAAGTAGGCGACAAAATCGTTGAAGCGAATGGCTGATTTAAGTTCGTTTTGCATGGTTTTGCTCCTGTTGTTGCTGTGGTTAAACGCCCTGGAAAACCCAGCAGCGAATGGTTTTCGGTTTGTCGAAGGCATCCAGCAATCGCGCCGAATTAACGGGCTTGTTCGACTCCAGAAATTTTGGTGATTTGCTGGTCTTGAGCAGGCGTTTCAGGTCGCTGAGCGCGGGCACCTGTTGCCGCTTGTTAGCCGCCATCTCTACGAATTCGTTGAGGTTCACGGCGATCAGGCCATCCCGACGCGCATGGTTGAGCGCGCCTTTCTCGTCCAGGCCATTGAGGAATTCGTACAGATCCCAAAACTCGCGCACGGTCGGGTGGTCGGCGTTGATTGCCTGCTGCCGCTCCAAGGCCATGCGGCTGACCTCGGCGTGCGCCAGAGCCTTGCGGTGTTCGCCCAGGGGCACCACTTCTGCCAACGCATCCACCAGGCTGCGCAGTTGGGCGTGGTTCTTGGCGATACGGACGGTGCGGATACCGGGCTGGGCCAGCAATTCCTGCTCGTAGCGGGAGGTGTTTTGCTCCATCAGGCGCATGGTGTTGGCTTCGCGTTGCAGCGCTTTCACCAGGAAGCCGCTGATGCTTTCCATCGGCATGCGTTCCAGTTGCTCGGCGAACTGCTTGGTCTCCGGGGTGTGGTGTTCCCGGGTCAGGTGGACATGGCAAAGTCGCTGCAGGATAGGTTCCGAGGCATTCACCGGGTTGTTTTGCGCGATTAGCAGCGCGGCGCGGAACGGCGGCTCATGAGTGTCGTTACCGTTGTTTTTCACACCCGTGGAGCGAACGCTACGGCCGTTGTAGGCGGTTTTCAGTTCGTCCCAGTCGAAGTGCTTAACCGGCTGGCCTTCCTTTTGCTCGCGCTCCGACTCGATCAGCACCACCGGCAAATTGCTGACCTGGGAGAAGTTGCGTGCACGGCTCGCGGCGGTCGCTTTGGACGGGTCGAAACCTTCGTAATCAGTCCGGCCGACCAGTTTCCATAGCAGCTCGACCAGGGTTGTCTTGCCCGATCCGGCTTCGCCCACCAGTTCCAAGAACATCAGCGACTTGTGAATCTGGCGTATCTGCTCGGCGTGCAAGGCACCCAGCCACCAAGCCAGCACCACCAGCCCCTGGACGCCAAAGCAGCGCCAGTAGATTTCAAACCAACCTTCGTTGTAGGCGTTGAGGTCGGTGTTGATATGCAGAACAGGCGACTGGCTCTGCGACTTGATGCTCAGCTTGCCGAGGTCAAAGAAGTCTTCGTTGTTGCGCGTCTGTACTTTTCCACCGAAAAAGGCCAGGTCGTTGAAGACATAGGCGCCATGTTCGCGGCTGTAGCCGATCCATTCGATTGTGTTAACGGTTTTCAGGCAATCGAGTTGGGGCGCCAGAATCCGTTTCAGTTGTTGGGCGCTACCCTCGAACATCGCGCCGTTGGACACATTGAGCAGGCGATTCGCGAATTCAGGTGCAGAAGTGAGCTGCTTGGCCGTGAAGGTGCTTTTAATGGCGGCCCCTTGAGGGCGCTCGATGCGGAAGTAGTACCAGGCCTCATCGGTCAAGTCGTTGCGCATGTAGTACAGCGCCTGGAAATTGCAGTTGGCGATGCTGGTCACTGAGCCCGATTGACGCAACGCCTTGTAGCGACGCTGTTCGTCGCTGAGCAACTGGTCCTCATGACGCTCAGAACTCTCCAGATCGCCCATGGCGCGGTCGTATCTCTCAAGGTCCAACCGAAACCAGTACAGGCGCTTGCGGAACGAAAAGTGGAATTCCTTGCGCTCGTCACGCAGGTAAATGAGAAAGCCCTTTTCCTCAGCCGAGTCAGCCAGCAACAGGTCGCCGTGATGGCGGGCTTCGTCGAGGTCTTGAGCGATCTGCTCGGCGCGTTTGTCATCGCCCTCAATCGACTTCCACCGGTGATGCAGGTCGTTCCAGTCGACTTTTTTGCCATTGGGCTGAGGGATCACCGCTGCCTTGCAGGTAAAGCCCAAGTCGCGTGCTTCCTTCGCCCAGCGGCGCATGTTGGCCTTGGCGATGGGCTCGTTATCCAACGCCCACACCAGGGTAGGCAGGCGCTTACCGGCATCGTGGCGCAGCTTGATCAAGGCTTTGAGCGAGTCAATTGGGCAGGGGGCACTGGACATCATCGACACTGCCGCGATGCGGTTGTGAAACAGCGCGATAGCGTCGAAGATGCCCTCGACGATCAACAGCTCTTCGACTTCCAGCAAGTCCACGCTTGGCGGGCACCACCACACCCCTTTGTAACTCTCCCTGCCATCACCTGCTGGCCGAAAGCGTGCTTTCATCTTGCCAAATCGGTCGGGCCGGTCGATCAAACGCTCCCAATAACCCCCTTTCTCCAGGGCGAAGCGCACGGTGGCGCTGCCGATATTGAGGTCGCTGTTCCAGTAATTCTCCTGAGTGAACCAACCGGCGATAAGCTCAAATTTGAAGCCGCGAGCGAACTCCAGGTAGGCACGTGCCGTGGCAAGCGGGTTATCCGGTGTAGACGGGGCGGTCTTGCTCCAGTCATTGAACAAATCGTCATACACGTCCTTGACGTGAATGCGGTGGCCGCACTTTTCTGGCCGCCCGCAAATCAACATCCAGGGCGCATCGTAGAAGGTGTACAGCGTCTTCTGGCCGCAACCTGGCGCAGGGCAGACGCCCTTGCGCATGTAGTTGGTGCCGCGCATGTGCTGGAGCTGGTAGTCCCGCTCAATACGCCGGATAACTTCGGCTCGCAGCCTTTCTTGCATTTCCATCGGGGCTTACTTCGCTTCGGCAAGACTGTGTTTAAGGGCGCCAATCAGGCGTTTTTGCGCGGCCATTACCGGGAAGGCCGCGAGCAACGAGCCATGCCGTAAACCCTCGGGGATCATGCGAAAGCGGTCGTCATACCAATGCTCGTTAAACTGCTGGGCGTATTGGTTCCGTAGCGCTTGGAGCAGCGCTTCGGCCTCTTCGCGGGGCAGTTTTGCGGTGATGGCGACGTCGATTTCCATGGTCCACCTCGGATTTCGGGCAAAGCTCACCCAAACCCACGGGAAGCGGGGTAGGGCGGATTGTTTAAAAGGGGATTACTGAGGTTGTTGCTTCAGCGCGGCATCGCGCTGGGCCAGCATCGTCTGTGGTAGCAGCCTTGCCGGGACCGGGTAGCGAAGGTCCGCCCGGGTGTCGATCAAATGGACGACAGTGCTGCCTGGGCTGGAGCCCCAGTCCACGCCGATCCACTTGCGTTGGTTGATGATCTGCAATTCAGTCCAGGCGTTGTGCACCAGTTGCTGTGCCATGAAAACTGGTACTTCCAATGCGGTGGTCATGTGCCGAACGCAGTTTTCATACAGTAGGTCTGAATCAACCAGGTGCTGCGCTTCGTGCCGTTCTAGGTAAGCGAATGCGGCACGTTGCATGCTGCTGCGGTAATCGTGATCAAGCTGTTCATGGTTCATTGCGCACACTCCATTTCCATTTGGTCGAGCAGGTCGGGTTGATCGTTGGCGGACTTCATCGCGGCGCGGCGCAGGGCAATGTCGGCGATAGGCAGCTTGACGGAAGGGTTCGCCATGCCGCTCGGGCTCATTTCATGGGTCATTTCGAACTCAGCTCGCACCGACCAGCCGCATGCCTCGTTGGTGCATTGCAGGTACGCCACGCGCAAGAAAATGTGTGTGCCTTCGCTGGTGCGGATGCGCATGCGGCCGAGGCAATGAGGGCAGACAAGTTTGTAAGTGCTCAATGCTTGCGCTCCTTGCTGTGCAGCTGGATGGTGGCCAGCACCTCGGAATGGCGCGCAGCCATGTAACGATTGTGAGCGCCGAGAATTGCCGCAGCCTCGCCTGGCTCAACTACCCCGTCCTCCAGCGCTTTCGCGATGATCTGATCGACGTAACCACGTTTCGCTGCGGCATGTACCGAGCGACTGTACAAATCGATGTTGTCCAGCGTCTCGGGTTTAGCAAGGGGTACGAACATGCCGCCATACAGAGCAGCGATGTATTCAGGCAGGTGAGTAGTGCCGGCGTCCTGCTCAAGCAAATGAATTTGTTCATCGCTGAGAGGGCGGCTACCGGCGTTTTCGTAAACATGATTATCAAACTTCTTGAGTTCGTAACCGAGCCGGGCGGCAGCGCATTCGCGGCCGCCTGGGTAGTCGCAAATAACCGCGCTCATGACTTGGCGCTTCGTCGCTAGAACTGGGCGTTTCATCTTCTGGTTTCCCCTTGGAGCCAGAGGCCCTAGTTTGTAATCACGCCGTCTTTGATGCCGAGCAGGACAGCTGCTCGATGCGCTTCACCGCGACGACCTTTTTTGCGGCCGTTCAACAAGTCGCTGACCAGATTTCTGTTCAGCTCGTACTGACGACAGAACTCGGCAATGCTGATCCCCTTGCGGTCAAGTACCGCACGGGCTTGCTCGGGTGTGAGGGTGGCGGGCATAGTGTTCATCGGTGTTACTTCGTGTTGGTGTGTGGTCATTCTTGATCATAAAAATGATCAAGTCAATCTTGGATGAACAAAAAAATGCACATATCTGATGGTGTAGGCGAGCGCCTGCGGGAAGAACGCGAGCGTTTAGGCCTGAACCAGACAGAATTTGGCGCTTTGGGAAGCGTCAGCAGGGGCACTCAAAAAGCTTACGAACTCGGAACAAACTCTCCAGATATCCGCTACTTGGCCTCGCTTGAGAAGGCTGGTGTTGACACGGCATACGTCTTGTCCGGCCGGAGAGAGTTGCTATCTGAGGGTGGGCTGACCGCTGTCGAGTCGAGGATTCTTGAGAACTACAGGTCTCTTTCCGAAAGCGATCAAGCTTCTGTTGAACGCCTGACTACAGCGCTGGCTGTCATGCCGAAAAAATGAACTCATAACAGGAAAGAGAGGGACGAATGCGCAAAGGATTGAATGGTTGGGGCGCGGTCGGCATGTTTATCTTGCTGATCAGCGGCGGCGAGGCGTCGGCCGGTGAGCTGAATGTCACAAGTACCGAATACGGTGATACGTGGCCTTTCACGGTTGATAGCGTGGTTTTGCTTTGTGATGAAAACCCTCCAAAAGCACTTGCCCGAACGCCGGATGGAAGCGTTTATGCACTGAGCGGTAGCGCTAGAAGTAAGGCGAAAACACAAGGCTGGTTGGATGGCTACACCATCACGAAGCCCAGTAAGACAATGCCCTCTGTTCCCATGGATTACAGCCACATCGTTCAACGTGCCCAGGAACTATGCCTGAATCGATGACCGTCTTTTTTTTGTAATTTTTTTTGTTTCGCGGGCTGTTGACACGTTCAAATATGCTGAAAATCGTTTGTTCGCCGGGTGTTTCAAACGGCACTTGTAACTGTGCCGGGCACCCGTTACGCGCTGTAAATGGAGTGAAGCATGGCGGTGAACAACGATATGTTAATGGAGCAACAGGACGGCATTGAACATGTTGAGCTGGGGGAATTGAGCAGTTTGGAGAGGACGTTGGTCATGGCTTTCAGGAATCTCAGTGACAAGGACAAACGCAGTATTCTTCGTTACCTAGAGGCCCTGATTCATTCCCCAGAATAAGAAAGCAGAACCCGGCCAAGCGCCGGGTTTTATGCTTTGTTTGCTTGTAAACGCTTCCACTCTCGATCTACTGCGCGCTTGGCTGTTTTCTCGCTTGCATACAGCCAGCGAAGCCGACGTGGCTTGCTCTGATCCCCCGCAGTCACCGTCTTCTCCTTCCCGGTTTTCTTGTCGCGGTAGTACGCGATAATCCCTGTGTAATCCCCTTTGTTTTCCTCCGCCAGCCCCTCAACCGTATCCTCAGGTAGCTTGCTCTCCAGCTCCAGGCTGACGGTGTATCCATTGTCTGGGCTTAACGTGTGCTGCACATTGCCGCCATACCAGATGATCTCGTCGATCTCCGGCTTCACCCCCTGGAGCGTGTAGGTCAGTTCGGGAATGAGGTCAGGCCGCCCACGCGCCAGGGTATAGCTGAGCGTCGCGCTGCCACGTTGCAGACGGTTGAATTCCGCCCGGGCAGCGCGCAGGGCGGACTGGCGGTCGCTGAAGGTGTGACGCAGGTCTTTGAGGTTTTCACCTCCGCCGGCGATGGCCTCCTGTTTCTTCGCACTGTTCACGTCGTAGAAATAGGCGCGCACACCGTCGTAGCTGTCCCGGTCGGCTTGCAAATAGCGATGTTGGTCGCCGTCGGCGCGGTTGAGGGTGATATGCGGCAGCTCGGCGCCGGTGGCCGTCTTGCCGCCGCCTGCCGGCAGGCACAGCAGGCAGCCGGCCTTGACGGTGACCACGGCGTCGAACTCTTCTCCCACGCGGCTGATCAGGTTGGCGTCTGATTCGTTGGCCTGGTCCAACTGCAGGATAGGCAAACCGTCCAGGGCGCCGGCAATAGTGGCCGTGAGGCCGTTGCCCAGGGCGATGTCGCCCAGGACGGCGCCGAGGGTGGTGTTGCTCCAACTGCGCTCGCGCTTGGTCTTCAGGCCTTTGCGCAGATCGGCAGAGCGAGCGCGGATGCTGAGTACGTCCGGAGCACCGCTATGCTCGGTTTCATCGACGGTATAGGTGCCCTTGTCCACCAGGCCCGTGTCGCTCCAACCCAGCCACAACCGAATGACCGCGCCCTTGGGCGGGATCGAAAGCAGGCCGTCGTGGTCGCTGAGGGTGATGCTGAGTTGGTCGGCCTCGATCCCGCGATTGTCGGTCAGCTCCAGGCTCATCAGCCGTGGGCTGATCAACTGGGCGATGTCGTTGCCATCGACCGTGATACGAAACGCCGGCACCGGATAAGCGGCATCGCGGCGGTAGCGTTCGGCCAGGTCCTCGATGTAGGCGGTGACCTTGGACAGAGCAGCGTCGATCACAGCAACACCCTCAAAATGTTGATGCCTGCGCTGGTACCAGCGCCGAGCAGGTCAATCCGGTCATCGTCGATCCGTTTGAGGCTGATCGTGAATTCGATGCGCCGTGGCGTGCCGTCGCGGAAGAAGATGGTTTTGGTTTCGCTCAGGCTCTCGATAATCCACAGGCCGTAGATTCGGCCGCTTCCCTCGACCATCGGCCAGGCCTTGCCGGTGTTTGCCATCAGGCGCAGGGCGTCGAGGCTCAAGGCACTGCCGGCCAGCTCCGGCAGGATGATGCCGGGGAGGGTGATGGTGTCGTCGCCACGCCCGACGAACTGCCGAGCCGGAGCGGCGCCGACGCGGCTGTTGCTCGCATGGCGCCACTCGGTTTGGCGTTGCAGCTCCTGGTAAGCGGCGGTGGACAGGCTAAACACGAACATGCCCAAAGCAAGCATCATGGGGATTACTCCAGATCTGACAGTTTGCTGCGCTGGCGTGCGGCTTTCTCGCTGGCGATACGCGCCAGCTCGGTCCGCACGGCGCGGCTGATCGCCTGGGCGTCCATGCCTGGCGTGGTGTGGATGTTGATTTCGTAGGTGTCGTGGCTGTCATGAACCGGCGCTGGGGCAGGGCTGATAGGCGCACGGTCATCGATCGACAATGAAGAGGCAGCGGCAGCCCCGACTGGGAATTGCGGCAACGGCATGGCGGCCAGAGGCATGGCGGTTGCGCCGAGGGCCAGTGTGCCGGCTGCTGTGAGTTGTTTGCTCAGGCTGGCCATAGTGCTCAGTGGACCGTTTTGACTGCCCTCTAGACCCTGGGCCAGGCCGGCCATGGTGAAGCCGCCCAACTCCGCGAACACACGCGAGGGGCTGTGGATGTCGAGCTTTTCCTTGAACCAACCAATCACCGCATCGCCTGCGCCAGTGATGGCCTCCTTGGCTACGGTCAGGCTGTTGGTGATGCCATTTGCCAGACCTTGAATCATCTGCGTACCCAGTTCAGCGAACTGTGCGGGTAGACCCAACAAAAGGCTGAGCATGTTGCCGATGACAGCGCCAAAACGCTCGCCCATTGACTGAGCCGCGCCGCCGACGTCTTCGACGGGAGTGAGTAGCTGGCCGAACCAGTTGATCAGACTGCTGACACCATCCGAGATCAAGCTGAACAACGGGCGAGCGATGCTACCCAGAAGCTCCAAGGCTGCCCCGACACCTGGCAACGTCATGACAACTTGACCCAGGTTCAGCAGCGATTGGCCGAGCCCTGCAAAGCTATCGAGCACGGGTTGAAGGGCACCGACTAGCCCCTGCCAGAAACCGAGGAAAAAGCCCTTGATGGGGTTCCAGTACTTGTAGACCAATACACCAGCAGCAACCAGGGCTGCGATAGCCGCCAGCAGCCAGCCGATGGGCGTCGCCATGATGGCGGTACCTACGGCACTGATCGCGCCGCCGAGCATCGGCAGCACGCTGGCGGCAGCCAGGCGGGCGCTGCTGACGAAAGCGGGTAACGCACTGAGCAAACCCCCCGCTGAGCGAGTGGCTACCAGTGACCGCAAGACTTTCCCAAGCCTACCAATGTTGGCTCCGGCGCCTGCTGCTGCGGTGCGCGTGCCTATCAACTGGGCCTTCACGATGCCCAGGCGAATGCCAAACATGCCCATGCCGTACCGCACCATGGCGAAAGGGCCGAGCAGACTCGCCATCGTCAAGGCCAGGCCACCAAACACGAAGGCCAGGCCTGCAACAGCCGCTACAACCTTCACCAGCCCGCCCGCCAGTCTCGGGTTTTCACGAGCCCAGGCACCAACGCTGTTAGCGACCTCTCCGAGGGTGGTGATGATCTGTTTCAGCTCGGGCGCAACGGCGGCGCCGAACTCAGCCAGGGCGTTGGTGAAGCTGCCTTCTGCGGCCTCCATGACGTTGGTGAGCGTGGCGAGCTGTTCGTTGACTCGCTTGCGCAGGTCGGCCTGGTTTTGAAGCTTCTGTTGCACTTCCCGATAACCCGCGATCCCCTTGTTCATCATGGTGTTCAAGGTGGTCATGGTTTCGGAGTCGTCGCCGAACAGCAGTTTGATCGTGGACGTGCGGTCTTCGTCGTTCAGTGATTTAAGTTTTTCGACCTGGGCGAACAGGTTCTCCAGGCCGGCGAAGTTGCCTTTGTCGTCGGTGAACTTGAAGCGGATTTTTTTGCCTTCCAGCTCCATGATTTTGTTGACGTCCTTGATGCCGTCCTTGTCCAGGCCAGCCTGGAAGATCTTGCGGTAGGCGTTACCGGCCGCACCGCCTTCCATGCCAGCCTGGTCCATCATGATCAGCAGCGGGGCCAGCTCGGCAGCAGCGTCAATGCCCGACTTTTTGATGGTGTCCATGACCGGCGCGATTTTGCTGAAACCCTGGAGCATGTTGGTCGGGTCTACGCCGGAGTAGAACCCGCGCTGGATGATGTCCATCAGCGCCATCATGTCTTTTTCGGATGTTCGGGTTGCGTCCTGCATTTTGGCGGCGAATTCAGCCGCGGCGGTTACGGGCATCTGCAACTGAACGCCCAGGTACGCGGCAGCTTCACCGGTGCCGCCGAGAATGCTCTGCGCGCTCAGGCCCTGGCGTCGCAGCATGGTCATCATTTCCTGGAAGTCGGCCGTGGTACCGGGCAGGCGGTCGCCCAGCTTGGTCGCCAGGTCGGTGATTTTTTGGAAGTCTTCAGACACCTTGCCGGTGCCGTCCATCATCGAAACCTTGAGTTGCGTGGCCGAGTCTTCGTTTGGCGCAAAAGCACCGATGGCCTTAGCCACCGGCCGACTCGCTGCATACCCCACCCCCAGGCCGGCAGCACCGTTCATAGCCATGTTGCCGGCGAGGTTCTGTGTTTTCTCCAGCTGGGCGCGCTCGATGGCAAGGCGCTTTTGCTGAGCATTCAACGCGACCAGGCGTTTGCCCTGTTCGCTGATGCTGGCGTTGGTGGCGCTGATTTGCTCGCGCAGCTGGCGTTCGTGGCTGCTGAGGTTCTTGGTGCTGATACCGGCGCCTTGCAGTTTGCTGCGTAGGGCCTGGAGCTGTTCGCCCTGTTGTTGATGTTGTTCCTTGAGCTTCTGCGCTTCGCGAACGGCTGCACGGAAGTCCCTGGTCATGGCCTTGGTTGGCGCGCCTGTAGCGGCGAACTGCTGGGACAGGGCCCTGACTTTATCGCGGGCGGCGATGAGGGCTTGCTCGGTTTGTTCGGCGGCAGCGCGCTGGGTGCGCCAGGCGCTGACGTCCTTCTGTTGAGCGTTGAGTTCCTTGAGGCGGTCGCGGGCTTCCTTGAGGGCGCGGGCGGCCCCGATGCTGCCGTTGTTGATGGCCTTCAGGGGGCCGCTCGCCTTGTCGATGGCATTGAGCAGCACCTGAAGTTTTAAGTCATTCGCCATCGGTGGAACTCCGCACCCGGGCGCGCTCGCGCCACTCCATCAGCTCTTGAAGGCCCAGCTGGTCCATGTCAGCTGGTGCCCAGTGAAAAACCACGGCCAGATCGGCCATGGCGTCTTCTACGCAACGAGGGACGCGTCCGTCTTCACCGACTTCTGCAACAAAAAACCGGAAATCTTACTGCCACAGGCGAGCAGGTCGGCCGGGTCCATGCTGGCGGCTTCGGGCGCCGTGATGCCTGGGCTACTGATACGCGGCAGGATCTTGATGAGGGTGGCCACGTCCATGTTCAGCAGCTCGACCAGTTGCACGCCGCGCAGTTCGCCGGATTGCGGTTTGCGCAGGGTGATGCTGTCGATGACGGTCTTTCCACGGGAGATCGGGGTGTCCAGGGTGACGGTGTTGTCGTCAACCGGGGGCAGCACTTCGAGGGTATCGTCAGTTTTCATGTAGGGCTCCAGCGTTTGGGATTAACCGCCCCGATGGGGCGGGGTGGATCAGATGCCGAGGGCTTGGCGCTGCTTATCCAGCATGTCCACGCCGTTCACGTTCTCAATGAAATTTAGGAGGTCGATCTCGATGATTTCTTCGTTATCGACGATCAGTTTGTAATAGGTGCAGGTGGTGGTGATGCTGTGCTCGGTGTCTTCACCTGGCTGTGCATCACCCATTTCGATGGTTTCGTGACGGCCGCGCATGACGACCTCCACGGCGCTGACTTCCTCGGTGTCGTCCTGCTGGAACGCACCCGTGAAGCGCAACGCGATGCCCGATGCATTGACGGCGCCGAACTGTTTGAGGGCGATCAGATCCAGGCCCCCGGTCTTCCATTCGAACTGGATGCCGTCGTCCGAGAAGCCCAGATCGGCCTTGACCGGGCCGTTCATGCCGCCGCCGCGATAGGCTTCCATCTTGCGGCCCAGCGGCGGCAGGGTGACCGACTTGACTACGCCGAGGTAACTGTTGGCGTCGTTGAACAGGTTGAGGTTCTTGAGTTTGCGAGGCATGGCCATGGCGGGGTTCTCCGTTGCTCAGGCACTGGGTCAGCTCCCCTTGCGGGGAGACCCGGTTTAGCTGTTGATCTTGCTGGCGAAGTCGATCAGGTAGCGGTCGGTGATGCGTTGCCGCAACGTGAGATCTTCCAGCGGCGGTACCGGCGTGTAGTCGTAGTCCAGGAACAGCTTGCCGGCCTTGAGCGTGTCCTTGTCGTTGGCGTCCTCTGGATACCAGCACCTGCCGCCGATCAGGTAGCCCGCCGCGATCAACTCGCGAAACTTGGCGTTGATTCCTTCGATGATGTCGCGCACCAGGGAGGCGTGCATGGGCTTGTCCACGGCCCACATGTGCGCTTCGGCCATGGTGTCAGCGAGGATCTGCGCGGTGCGGGTGTAGTTCTCAAAGGCAAACAACGGGTCTTCGCTGGTGGTGCGGCTGCCCCAGAAGCGAAAGCCGCCTTCGTTGATAAGCGTTGTGACTTCGTTACTGTTGAGGTAGTTGGCATCCGTGGCCGGGTTTTGCAGATCCCAGAACACGTCGGCGCTGATGCCGGTCACGCCGTTGACTGCGACGTTGGACAGGGTTTTGTGCCAGCCCACTTCCTGATCGATCTTGGCGCGCAGGCCCAATGCACGGGCCACGGCCGAGGCGGTGACGGTCGCGTTGGTGACGGTGCTCCAGTTCTGGAACTCGGGCCAGATGACCATGGCTTCGCGGGCGCCGAAGTTGTCACGGTAGGCGACCACCTCTTCCTTGGTTTTGCAGCCCCAGGCACTGACGTAAGTGAAGGCGCGCAGCTGTTGGGCGACGGTGACCAGGGCAGTGGCGACCGGCAAGCTGTCGAGGCCTGGCACACCCAGGATGCGCGGCACCATGCCAACGCGAGCCTTCGCGGCGAGCAGGGCTTTCAAACCGGTGTATTTACCCTCGGCCGTGGTGGTGCCGATCAGGGCGCTGGTGGTTTCTGCCTCGGTGGCCCCTTCCTTCACCCGCACGACGATGGTGTAGGGCTTGGTCTGATCGGCGATGGCCTGGAGGCTCTTCGCCAAGGTGCCCTTGGTGCCGGCCTTGCCGATGGCGGTTTGAACGTTGGTCAGTAATACCGGTGTATCGAATGGAAAAGCGGTGGCATCAGCGTCGTCGGCCGTGCAGACCATGCCGATAACAGCGGTGGGGATGGTGCGAATGGGGCGGGTGCCGTCGTTGAGTTCGATGACCCGCACGCCGTGAAGATAATCGGCCATGGGTTTGCCTGCGCAGTGATTAGGATGACAGTGCACAGGCTGCCGCGCGCGCGCTAAATCGGCGAGGGCTAGGGCTTGTAAAGCGAAGCCCTACAGAGGCGCATTGAACCCGTCGTGCAGATGCCTATTGGATCTGCTCTGCAATCCACGCCGGCGCCTTTGGCCTGTTCTGGCTGTCAGGAAAGTCTGGCGACTGGGGCCAGTCGCGTAGCGCTTGCAGATAAACCAATAGCTCGTTGAACTGCTCGGTCGTCAGCGTGGTGGGGCTTTCTATTTCCAGTTGATCGCGATGCCGCTCGCGCAGCCACAGCACGCCGGACAACTCGTTGTCGCGCCACACACGCTCCTGGGCCTCCAGGTCCTGCGTAGGCTCTGGCGCATCGACCAGACAAGGCAAACCCTTTTCGTCGTGCGTCCGGACCATTCCAGGCGGCGGGTTGCAGATCACAGAGAGAAACAACTCCTCAGGGATTTCGACAGCGTCCTCGGGCATCGAGGTGTGTAGGCCTAATAAGTAGCTGCATCCGGTTGTCTGGCTGTAATAACGCTTCATAGGCACCTCAGTTTCCAATCGCCAATATTCTACGACCCACCCAACCCGTGATATGGGCATAAGTGCTGGTGTTGATGGTTGTTTTGTTAAAGCCGTCGACGCGGCATGTTGCAAAACCGTTGCCGATATTGGACTGGTCAATGCCTGCCAGCGCAAACCAGCACGAATTGGGAAACGCCAGTGGCCAAGAGGATGCGATTGACTCGGCAAATCCCTGAGAGACTTGGCCGGTTGTGCCTATAGTCAGCCATTGAATAATGATGCCGCCGAGCCATGTCGGAAAAACAACACTTCCCGACATGCCCAAACTGATAGAAAACCCCAACCGCAATTTCTTTGGGGTGACAATCGTTGCGTCATCAGTGCCGGCATTCGTCTGCGCCTGCGTGGCGATCTTGGCGGTGCCCAGCTTGATTTCCGTAGCCTGCGTCGACAAAGCCGCGAGCGCGGCGATGTCGATGTTCCCCTGATTAATGGGCGCGTTCCACGCCTTGATGCACCATATGACTGCCAGGTTGCGTGGACGAGTTTCCGGGCCGAACCTAGCCGCTACTGGCCCTTGAACTAGGGACGTAGTAGTTGCTGGCAAAACGCTCGTGCCGGCGGCTCTGTATGTTGCGTTTAGATTGTTGGTAGCGCTCCCGACCACGTTGCCGCTTACCGGCGCCGCAATCGAGCCAGCCTCGGAAGATAGAACAGCGTGATAGTGATCACGCAATGCATCGCTTTGAGAGCTACCAACACCACGTTCCGGGTCTACGCCGCGCCCATGATCCCAACCACGCAGGAACTCGCCACGCGACTCCGGCAACCGGAAATTGCCGGCACCCTCATCGCCCTTGTTGAAGGCCGTCCCGAGGAACGCCGCCAAATCGGGATAGACCGCAATGCTCTTGACGCTGCCGTCCAGCTCCAGAAAGCCCGGTGCGACCTTGTCCAATGGAAACGCCACCGTGGCACCGACCGGCAGGGCCGAGGCCTGCGCAATCATCGATTCGATTTCGGCCTTGGTGTAACTGTCCTTGATCCCCATCTTGGCCAGCGTGTCGGGGTTGTCGCCCGACACCACGACACCTCGATCATTGACCTTGACCCGCGTGTATTCCCCGGGGGTCTTGTTCTTCGGTAACACTTCCAGAATGGCAGCGTCGACGTAGGCCCGCGACGCCAACACAATCGCCGGATCAATTTTGAGCTGAATGTTGCCGGCGCTGGTGACAACCAGATTCATCCTCACAATCTGAGTTCGGCCGGAGCCTTGTGAAAGCACCGGCTTGAAACTCGGCGCGCAGTTGGCAACGGCAATCAAATCACCGTCCGCATCGTATAGACCGATTTCGCGAATCCACCTTCCGCCTTCGTCTGCCGGGATAATTTGCTCGGCGATGATCACCGCAGGGTTGACTGGGTCGACCTTCAACTGGTTCAGCGGCCGACGACGCCACTCGTTGATCAGTTTGGTTTGTGCTGAGTTGGGTATGGGGTCCGTTCCGTTGGCGTCGCCAACCCCCATGTCGGTTATGTTCCAAGGCACGCCGAGCGCATCGGCGTTGGCTTGTTTAACCATTCCCACGTTGGTAAGAATCGCGAAAAACTGAGAGTTCGCATCAATCATGGTAAACGTCCAAGGTGTCTATGGAGTGTTCGCGACCGACCACGCCGAAGCGACCCGAGACCTCAATGTCTCGCATCGCTGGCGGGTAGACGTCGATTTCATCGCCTTCATAAAGGGCGACGCCTATGTTCAAGTCGCCGTGAGTTTCGAGGCTAATCGCTAAGCCTGTGAGATGACGGGTGAGAGGTTTGGCGTCGTCGATCAGCCAGGTGAGTTCCTGGTACATCTCTTCGGAGATACCGGTGTCCAGCACGCCGACCTTGAGTGCAAAGGTGGCGCGAGGGCCAATGGGGACCGTCTGCCACCACTCGACGATCTCTATCAGATAACCAAGCGGCTCAACTACGCGGCGCAGTGAGCCGATGGTGCCTTTGCGTGAATGGATGTAGTACGCACTGCGAATGGCGGCACGCTTAGCCGCTTCGGTCCACTCGCTGTCCCAGCGATCCACCGAAAAGGCCCAGGCTAGGTAGGGCAGCAGGGAGAGTGGACATAGGTCCGGGTCGTACAGCGTGCGTAACGGAATCGGTACGCGTTGAATCTGGGCCAGCGCCTGCGCTGCCTGGCGTTCCAACGGTGTCGAATTGCTTGGGAGAAGGGGAGCGTCTGCCATCACTCAACCCCCAATGTCAATTCGATGGTCGTGCAGTACGGAGCTTGGTACTTCGTGGCAACGATGTCTTCCCAGTGCTCCAGCTCCACCTTGCGCACGCCCTCGACATGCAGCGAGGCGTGAATGATCGATTCGGACACTTCCAGGCCCAGGCGGCGCCGCTGGTGCACGAAGGCCAGCAACTTCGTATTGGCCGCCGCGAGAATCAACTCGCTTTCAGGGCCGGATGTTGAGAGATACAGCTTGGCCTTGACCTGGTAGTTGATGATCTGGGCGCTTTGCACGGTGAGCCGATCCGCGACAGGACGACGGTCATCGTCGCTGAGGTACGAATCGACCTTAGCGAGCAAGGCTGGCGAGGCGGTGCCGTCGCCCAGGATCGATTGCACGGTCACCACCGCCTCGGCCGGGGCGGGACTCTCGGCGGTGGCGTCAGCAACCTGGCCGTCAGCAGAGCGTGCATGAAAGATATAGCTGTTGCGCGGGCCGGCGGTGCTCAGTCCTTCCCAGGCCATTTGAGCCCGCTCCCGCAGGCTGTCGTCGCTTTCCATCAGCAACGGAACCGGCGGTACCGCCGAGGGCTTGGCGGCCTGAATGACCAGTCGCTTGACGTTGAAGTTGCCGGCCAGATTTTCCAGGTCACTGCCTTTTGCCAGGGCCAGCATGTTGGCGACAGACGCCTCATTGACGCGCTGACGCCAGACCGTCTCACGGTAGGCGTTTTCCTGGAGCAGTTTGGTCAGCGGCTCAGATTCCAGCTCAAGCCGTGCAGCGATTTCAGCTTGCTCCTCGGCGGGCCACAAGCTGATTGCATACGCCTTGCGCTCGACGAGGATCTGCTCGTAATCGATTTGCTCCACGACCTCGGGCGCGGGCAGCTGGCCCAGGTCAATCGCCACGAATGAGTTCATGCGCTACCCCCAAGGTTTAGCGGCACGCTCAGGCTCAGCGGCTCGTTGCTATCGACGATACTGCCCTCGATGTCCAGTGATGCTTGACCTTGCAGGGTGGCGCCCTGGAACTGCACGCGGCTCAGGCTAATACGAGGCTCCCAGCGCATCAGCGCCATGACGGTGGCGGCGTACACTTGCAAGCGGGTGATGTCGTTGAAAGGCTGGTCCACCAGCTCGGGCAACAGGCTGCCGTATTCTCGACGCATCACCCGGGTACCGAGGCGCGTGCTGAGGATGTCGATCATGGACTGGGCGATGCTTTCCACGGTGGTGATGGCGGCGCCGGTGTGTCGGTTCATTCCGGTTTCCCCGTCTTGCCGCCGCCAGGCATGACATCGCCGTGCAGATGCTCCACCAGGCTGATGCCGGCAGCCACCACATCCACCGACACGGTGACTTTGCCGGTGACGTTTTGGCTGCCGGTCTGGGTGTAATTGCCCTGATGCGTGATGTTGCCGACGATGTTGATGCCGCCGGTGCTGATGAGGTTGGTGGTGCCGCCATCGGTGAGCGTGGCATTGAGGTGGTGAGCGACGCTGTCGTACTCAATCACCGTGCCGTCGCGGTAGGTGATGCGGTGCAGGCCTTCGCGGTCGCCGTTGGCGGGGATTTGGTCGCTGAACAGGCCGGTCAGGACAACGCCGTTACCGAGCTGGCCCGAGGGGCTGAAGAGCAAAACTTGTTCATCGACGGTGGGCGGGTTCCACTCCCGGTCGGCGCCGGCCCGCAGGGTAATCCATGGCAGCCAGGCTGTGGTCAGGGTGCCGGTTTTGACTTGCACACGCGGGGGCTGCATCTGGACGGCAGCGATGGTGCCGAAGCGGATGAGGTTTTCGATCAGGCGGGCGAGGGTGGCTAAGTCATTCATGGCGCCGATGGTGGCGCCACGCGTGCGTGAGCGCAGCATTGCAGGCCTGTAGGATTGTTCTTTACAGGTTTTGTTTCGGGGATTCTAATCACCCGCGCCAATGCTTGAATAATCTCCGTCTTTAGGTGAGGAAAGAAAATGAAAGGACATATGGAAATCAGTGAGTTCAGGGAAGAATGGGATGGAACTCCGAATTTTAAAGTTTTGTCCACGGGCCACTTATTCTTTTGTGCGGACATTACCTATATTTCTGAAAAGCGCGGGGAGGAAACTGGGCAATGCAGCGTCCAGATCACCCGGAATGGTATGCAAGATGGGAACATTGATATTGTAGAAGGCGATGGCTTCACCTCGGAAAAGCATCATCTCCAGTTGAACGCCAAGTTTCAGGAATATGAATTTGATATGAACGACAAATCGTTTGTAATCACGGGATCCTCTCCAAAAATGGGAGGAGCATATTCCATTCGATTGTCTCCAAATGGTCTGCCCGCTAGCTGGCGCTGATTAGCTCAAGGTCGTAGCTTTCGTGAGGTGCGCTAGAAGGCTGTCTCGGATCAGTTCCAGATCGCTTTCGGTAAAACCAAGCACCTCACGTCGTTCATATTTAACATCTGGGGCACCACGCTCGGCACGATCTTTCAACCCGTACTGGTGCACTCGGGCGATTCGTGCAATCCGGCCCGTAAATCCAACGCTGATAGCATTGCCATCGCCTTGGACCTTCAAAAAGCCTGCCGTGCGCAGCTTCTGAAACATCTGCACCTTTCGCTTCACCCGTCCTTGTTTCCCCCGCAGGTTGCGCTGCTTTCGCGGTACGTACTTGCTCCCGTCCGGGTTACGCTGGGCGATGATCCGCTGCTGCTGACGCCGCCGCAGGGCCTGGCCGATGCTGCGAGCCAGTTTGTTGCGCGATGCCGGTTCCAGTTGTCCCAGCAGGCCGGCCGCCCAATCTTCCAGCGTTTCCAACCGGTTGGTCATTTCGGCACGACCCATTCACTGCCGGTGCCTTGGGCGCCTGGTATCCACGCTGGATCGAGGAACGCGGCTACGCGCTTAGGTTCTCCTGGGTGGTGGACGGTGGTATTGCCGTCGGCATCTTTCCCCACAACCACACGCTCAGTCAGCGGCAGTGTCAGGCTCAGGTCCACCTTGCTGTTGTCCAGGATGTCTGCCTCGAACTGGATGCCCTCGGCGGACTTGTTCAGGTTCTCCAGCAGCTCGGATTGGTTCACGCTCAGCCAGCCCAGCAACGGCAACATGACGCTGTCGGGGTGACCGGCGTAGTCGGTGAGGATGACCTGTAAATCAAAGCTGTATTCGAACGACAGCGAGGCAGCCGCAGTGCAGCGGATTTTGCCGTTGTCGATGAAGATCAGCAGCCGGTCGGGGTTGTGCTTGAGTTCGGCCACTGTGCTCAGCAGATGGGCGCGCAGGCTTTCGGGTTTGTTCATGGGGCGGCCTTTTGGTGGTTGAACACCATGTCTACCTGGCCCGCGCATTCAGCCCAGGCGGCTTCGATGCGGTCCTGGTCGGTGAGCTGATCGCCGTTATTGAGTGGGCTTGTCGCCGGCAGGGTGCACGGCACCACGGCCGGACAGCCACTGACGATAAGCGTCGGCGCCGGTGAGGGTGGGGCGCTCGCGCAGCCGACGAGCAAGCTCAGGCAAAGGCTGGTCAGCCCAGTTGCGAAGGTCTTCGTTTTCACGTTTCAGCGCCTCGATGGTTTGCTCGCGCTTCGCCAAGCCCTGGCGCAGCTGATCATGCTGGGTTCGCAGGGCAGCCTGGGCGATGCGCTCGTCGTTCAGGGTGTTTTGCAGGGTGCTGAGATTGGCGCGCAGCCTTTCAGCTTCATCGCGGGCGATTTTGGTGTCCTTCCCCGCGAGTTCGGTATTCTTCTCGGCCACGGTGATGCGTTGCTCTTGGCCCCAGATGAGTAGCGCCAGGGCGCCCAGCAGGGCGATGCCGTACAGCGCCTGGCGCAGGGTACTCATGCGCGGTACCAACCCAATTTGTTCATGTCGCCTACGTCCATCAGCTCCACGGGACCTCGCACGACGACTACCCGGCAACCTGGTGTCACGTAGGCCAGTGCTTCGCACAGCAGCTCCATATCGGCGTGTTCGGTACTTTCGGGCACCACCAGTAGATCGCCGTCCTTCACATTCAACTGTTGCACGCGTTCAAGGTCGATCATTTTAGGAATTCTCCAAGGTAGAGCAGCCGGAATTCCTCTGGGCTGTGCGAAGCACGGGCCTCTTCGAGAATGTCGGACATATGGATCTGCCAGGTGTAACGGCAGAAGTACCGGTTATTGGCTTCGATCAGACGTAACAGCAGATCGTTTTCAGAGGTATTAATGCCCGCCGTGCGTTGGAATCTCGGTGTGGTTGCGTAAAAGGCGTCGGCCCGGATTCTGGTCGAATTGAGCCAATCGAATTCGTCGTAAAACCAAACAGCGTTTTCAACGTCTTCGCCGAATAGCACGTCTTCGCCGTCTTCCAGAATCACCGCGCCAGGCAAGCGGCGGCGCAGGTCTTCGACCAGCCCCTTCACGGTAACGAAACAAACCTTCCTACCCGCAACAAGGTAGGGCTGGGCAAGTTGAATCAGCCGTTCGGTTTTTCCGGTTTGTCTCGGACTGATTTCAAGGTAAGCGATTTTAGGGGGGGTCATGCCGCTACTCCTTGGCCGCAGCCGCACTCAGCGTGCCGCTCATAGGTGCGTTGGAGCTTGATGTCGTACAGGTTCCGCTGATAGTCCGGGCCGTTGTATAGCCTGGCGAATTCGGCCCATTTACGGCCTTTCAACGCCTTGTGCAGTACCGGGTCGGTCTGGATGAAGCGCACGAAGGCGGCGAGCTGCTGAGACTCGCCTGCGCTCATGTCTTCGACAAACGCTTGCACACTGACATAGCCCAGGCGCTGCCAGTGAAAGCCCATGATCTGGAACGCACCCCATGAGGCAGATTCCAGCGCGGCGGTGTCATCGATCAGACGCGCATGGCTCAGGCGTTGATGTTCAGCAGTACCGCCGGCATAGCCGCCGGGCTTCGGATTGACGATGGCCGGATTGGCTGCGGCCAACTGGTCGGCGTGACGCTTGAGTTCATCGGGGTTGTCGCCTTCGTGGCGCGGCATGCCGAGCTGGCGGTACATGATGTGCCGCTCGAACAGAATCGCCGGCTTGCCATTCGCCAAGAAGCCCTTGCCCTTGGATTCAACCTCGTTGACGGCATAGACGCTTGCCAGCGGTACGTCGAGGACCTGCGCGGCCTGTACCAGGTCCTCGTTTTTCAGCAGGAGCTGGCAGTCACCGCCAGCAAGGCTGGCCTGGGTTTTTTCGCCGGCCACTCCATCAGCGACCAAGCCGACTTTCAACTGATACGCCCGCACGGCGGCCTCGGTGGAATCGCCATAGTCGCCATCCACCAGCAGCCTGGCGCCGTGGTCGTTCAAGTTTTTTTGCAGGATGCGTACCGCCTGGGAGCGGTCGCCGTGACGCAACGTGATGGTCATGCGCTAGGCCTCAACAGGGCGGCGACGTTGCCGCGAGAACGAAAGATCAGCGTGCACAGCAGCACCGTGGCGATGGCATGCCAGAGGCTGACCGGTGGCCGGTACAGAATGATTTCCAGGCCACACAGGCACAGGGAAGCGCCGAACAGGCTGGCGAGCAGCGAGATACCCCGGCGAAACCGTGCCGCGCCTCGGCTGTAGCAAGCCAGGCGCAGGGCGCTGAGCAGGTAGGCCAGGGCGGTGGTCAGAGGGATGATCAGTTCGATGGTGAGCATGCTCAGCTACCTCCTCTGATACGTCTCACGATTTCCCAGAGGTCGGCCTTTTCCACCCACACCATGGCTTTGATGCTGATCGGGATGATGACCAGGGCGCAGCCGAACGCCGCGCCGCCGCTGGTAAGAAAGGGCATCAGCTGCAACGCCATCGGCGCAAACAAGTAGCCGACGCCAGCGGACAGAAACAGCGAGCCCAGCCGCTGCCAGACCTTGAGGTCATGCTTGGTGCTGGTCACCAGCCAGGCACCGAGCAGGGCGCCAAACAGGGCTTCGCCGTCGATGATTGGCATGGCGGTCGCCAGGCCGAGGCCCATGACAACGCCAGTCACGGCGCTGGAAGTCGGATCAGCCATGGCGCGGGGTTCCTTGGTTGGAGGTGGTCAGTCCCATAGGTTCACCATCTGCCGCTGTGGGGCGGCCGTCTGGGCTTCGGGCATTTGCACGGCCAGGCCTTGGGGCAGGATCGGCCCGTAGTCCGCCAGGCCGGGGTTGGCTTCGAGTACCGCTTCGGTCACGCCGGCGGTGCGGCCGTAGTGACGCCAGCACAGGGCGTCAACGGTGTCGTTTTGGAATGCGCGGACGGTGACGGGCATCAGATCAGCTCCACGGTAGTGCGGTTGATGCCGAGGAAGTCACGCACGGCCCAGCGCAGGTCGCGGCGGTAATCGTCGATGTTTGGCGTGAGGTCTTCGGCGTTCTGGTTGCCGCTGTTGGTGGTGTCGTAGGAGCGGTAGCGCTCGCACACTTCGGCACCGGTGGCGGCTTCGATGGCGCGGCGGTAGAGGTGCTCCAGTACCGATACGTCGTTGATCTTGTCACCAGGAACGTCTGCCAGTTCTGCATGGCCTGCGGCTTCCTGCCTGGCTCGCCATTCGCTCAGCTCACGGTTGACGCTGATGGCGGCGGCCACAGCGGCGGTTTCCAGGCGCGGCGCGGTGACGCTCGCGTCGATCCTCAGCGTGGCGCGCAATTGATCCAGATCGATGGATGGCCAGAAGGCGTCGGTGTTGATATGGCCGCTGGCGACGGTGCCGCCGGCTACGAATCCGCTCATGGAACAGCACTCAAAAATAGGTCGCCGGTGGTCGGGGCTTCACGTTCAGGAGGAGCGGCCTGGCCGATCCGCCCCGAGCCGGCGGGGTGCGTGGGGACGCTCGGTTAGCCGGCAGGGCCGGCAAGTTTGTTTAGCAGGCGTTCGGCCCGCTCCAGATCTTTCTTGCCACCGCAGGCGTCGTGCAGGGCGATGGCTTTTTTCAGCAGATCCACACCGGCCTGGAGCTTGCCGGGTTGGCCCGGGGCCTCTTCGGTGATGCCTTCCAGCGTGGCGCGGCCCATGGCGAGAAACAGCTTGGCGCGGGCCTGGTCGGGCATGTCTTCGGCGTCGGTGAGTTCGGCGGTGCGGTGAAGGATTGCCAGGTCGAACGGTTCGCCCACCTTCTGAGCCTTGAAGGCTGCCGTCGCGACTTCCTCGGCGACCAGGCAACCTAAGGTGCGGGCGAAGCGGTCGGGCATGACCATTTTGTGTTCCAGCACGTAGGTCGCGATGTCGAGCCCACCGGTGAAGTCGCCAGCGTCGAAGCGCCAGACCATGACGGTGGTCAGGACCTCGTCCTGGGCGCCCTGGCCGCCTTCCAGCACACCTTGCACATAGGCTTCATAGCTCGGCAGCAACTGGCGCTTGAGTTCGGCCTTGCCCTGGTTGGACTGGACCTGTTTCAGGCGCAGGCGGTCTTGCAGCAGCTGATTGAGCTGGTGCTCGTAGGCCGTGGCGCCGGCCATGGTTTGGGTGGGCTCGGTCGCTGCCGCCTCGATGGCGGCAGTGACACGTTCAAAGTGACGACGGCAGGGGTTGGTCATGATGGCCGCCTCAGTTCAGGGTGATGTTTTCGGCCATGGCCGCGCAGCCCAGGTCTTCGATGACGTAGCTTTCGTTCACCGATTCGTAGTTCTCGATGCGGTCGCGCTTGGCGTTGTCCACGACGGTGCGGCGGCGGGTGCCTTCTTGCCAGTACAGCGACAGATTATCCAGACGGGTGACCAGCAAGCCGTTGGCCGGGAAGTGCGGCACACGCACCGCCGGCAGGTTGCCGAGGCGCTTTTGACTGGTGACGATGTCGGCCGCCAGCATTTCGGTCGGCGCCTGGGTCTTGTTGATGATCGGGAAGTACTTGTCGGCCAGCAGTTGGCGACCGCAGATGACCACTAGTTCGGTGTCCTCCTGATACCAAGGCTCGATGAACTCATTGACCATGCTGACGACCAGGGCGTCGATGTTTTCAAAGTCCTTGCCTGCGCCGACTTCGATTTTGCCGCTGCCGGCCACCACCTCATCCAGAACCCGGGCAGGGTTTTCCAGGCGCATCTTTTGAAGCCAGCCGATGTTGACGTCCTGTAACAGCGGGTTGGTTGCCGGATTGGATGTCGCGGCGCGGCTGATGCCGTTCCAGCCAATCATGATCCGGTTGAGGGCCTGGGCTTTGATGATGGCGTCGCGGATGCGTGCCTGGAAGTCCTTGAACTTGGCCCACTGGTCCAGCTTCTGATAGCGCAGGCCGGTATCGAAGTTAGTTTGGGTGCAGGTGTACCCACGGTTGTCCAGGCCGCTTGGGTCACGGGGCTCGCGGTCTTTGACGGTGGTGTCGGTGGTGCTGGCAATAGTGCCGTCGATGCCGATGCCAATCTTTTCACCCGACTGTTCCGATACGGGGTAGAAGTTGATTGCGCTGAGGAACGCACTGGATTCCTGCATACGGGTTTCCAAGGTCTGGGCGACGCTTGGGTCTGCGGTGAATTTGGTGGTGACGTCAGTCACCCCATGCAGCTGCGCCAGTTGTTGCAGGTAGGCGTTGAACAGTACTCGGGTGTCGTTACGCATGTTGATCGTCCTTCATGATTCGGGGCTGTGGTTGGGCTGACAATCAGCAGTCGGTCACGACCAGGTCATTGCCGCCGGTAACTGGCGGGCGCGTTTTCTGGCTGTGGTCCTGGGTGGTGGAGAGCTTGGTTTTCAGCTCTGTGAGTTCCGTGCTGACCTGGTCGAGCCGGGTTTTCAGTCCCGCCGAAAATTGCTTTTCTGCGGCCAATTGGTCGGGCAGATCCTTAACGTGTTCGGCGATGGCTTCGACGGCTTCGCCAATCTGGGCGAACTCGGTGTCGTCCTTGGCCTGCTTGCCAGTCAGCAGCGCTTGCACCTTGTTGAACAGCTGGGCACCGATGCTGGGCTTCTCTTCGATTTCTTCGAACTTCAACTCGGTTTCCACCGCCTCGGTAAACATCGACGTTGCCGAGTAGTGGCGATCCTTGAAGGGGCTGGCGTCAGGTTTCTGGGCAGAGAACGCCAGGACGTCGGTGCCCAGGCTGGCGGGCGAGTCGGTGACTGCCAGGCCGACGATGTAGGCTTCGCCGGTGTCGGCAAAGCTGTCGTCGATTTCGATGGAGGTGTAGATCTTTTGTTTCGCCTTGTTCATGGCGATCAGCTCAGGAGTGGGCTCAACCTGGGCGAACAGGGCCAGCTTCTTCTGGCCGGCGATGTCCACCTCTTCGGTTTTCACCGCCAGCACGTCGCCATAGGCCTTGAACGGGCTGTCGGGCAACAGGCTGCGGAAATGCTCCAGCCAAATACGTGCGCCGTAGGTGGACGGGTTGAAGTTCTTGGCTGCCTGTTCCAGCCAGCTGCGTTTGATGGTGCGCTTGTCCGAAGTAGCGCCCTCGACGGCGACGCGGAACCAGTTGCTGCGAAATTTCTTCATGCCGGGAATCCTCAGTGCGTGGGGCGCCTGCTGGTTGAGCAGTGCGTTGCAATGAGGGGCATGGTCGTCACGGGCGCGAGCGGCGGCAACGAGGCGGGACTGTAGGCGGGGAGAGTACAAGGGGCGGCGCTATTGAGTCGTCGCCGTGGGCGGCAGCATCTCGGCCATGACGACGACCACCCTGCTGCCTATCGATCCGAGACGCCAATCCAAGTTCCTGTACTGGATGGGTTGGCGCATCTGCGAGATTGCCGAGGCTACGGGCGAAAAAGAAAAAACGCTACACAGCTGGAAGGCCCGCGACGAGTGGGACCGGGCCGACAACGTCGAGCGCATCGGTGGCGCCCTGGAAGCACGCCTGGTGCAGTTGATCCTCAAGGACAACAAGACAGGCGGCGATTTCAAAGAGATCGACCTGCTGCACCGCCAGCTTGAACGCCAGGCCCGTATTCAGCGCTTCCAGGGCGGCGGTACCGAAACCGACCTCAACCCGAACCTCGCCAAGCGCAACGAGGGACCGAAGAAAAAGTCTCCGAAAAATGACATCAGCGAAGACCAGATCGAGCTGCTGCGCGAGGCCTTCATCGACGGCTGTTTCGATTACCAGAAAGACTGGTATCGGGCCGGCAACCAACGCACCCGCGTCATCCTCAAGAGCCGCCAGATTGGTGCCACGTACTACTTCGCCCGCGAGGCGTTCATCGACGCCCTGGACACCGGCCGCAACCAGATTTTCCTGTCGGCATCGAAGAACCAGGCTTATCTGTTCCGTGGCTACATCCAGGCCTTCGCCCGGGAAGTCATCGGCGTCGAGCTTACTGGTGACCCAATTGTGCTGCCCAACGGCGCAGAGCTGTTTTTCCTCGGGACCAACGCCCGCACCGCCCAGGGCTATCACGGCAATTTCTACTTCGACGAGTTCTTCTGGACGTTCAAGTTCGAGGAGTTGAACAAGGTCGCCTCGGGCATGGCGATGCACAAGAAGTGGCGCAAAACCTATTTCTCCACGCCGTCGAGCATGGCCCACGAGGCGTACACCTTCTGGACGGGCGAGCGCTTCAACAAGGGCAAGCCCGCTGCGCAGCACACCAAGGTCGATGTGTCCCACGGCGCGCTCCAGCAGGGGCGGTTCTGTGAGGACCGGCTGTGGCGCCAGATTGTCACCATCCTGGACGCGGAGCGGGGCGGCTGCGATCTGTTCGACATCGAAGAGCTGCGTCGGGAGTACAGCCCCGAGGCGTTCGCGAACCTGCTGATGTGCGAGTTCGTCGATGACGGCGCGAGCATCTTCCCGCTGTCGGTGTTGCAGTCCTGCATGGTCGATAGCTGGGTGGAGTGGGCCGAGGACTACAAGCCTTTCGCCATGCGTCCGTTCGGCGACCGCCAGGTGTGGGTCGGCTATGACCCGGCCGAGACGGGCGATTGTTCCGGCCTGGTGGTGGTCGCACCGCCACTGGTGCCGGGCGGCAAATTCCGTGTGCTCGAGCGCCACCAGTTTCGCGGCATGGACTTCGCCGCCCAGGCCGCCGCCATCAAGGGCGTGTGCGACCGCTACTGGGTGACCTACATCGGCATCGACGTCACCGGCCTGGGCAGCGGCGTGGCCCAGCTGGTGCGTCAGTTCTTCCCGGCCGTGACTACCTTCAGCTACTCGCCCGAGGTGAAAACCCGCCTGGTGCTCAAGGCCTACGACGTGATCCACAAGGGCCGGCTGGAGTTCGATGCCGGCTGGACCGACATGGCCCAGTCACTCATGGCGATTCGAAAAACCATCACCGCAGGCGGTCGCCAGTTCACCTACACCGCCGGCCGCAACGACAACACCGGCCACGCCGACCTGGCCTGGGCGCTCTTCCACGCATTGCAGAACGAACCGCTCGAAGGGCAGACCGCTGCCAATACCGGGCGGATGGAGATTTACTGATGACCGAACAACTTGCCAGCCAGGAACTTTTGCCCGCCGCCCTCGATGTCGCGAGTGCGGGTACCCAGGTGTTTAGCTTCGGAGAGCCGACGCCGGTGCTGGGTGGGCGAGAGGTGTTCGATTACCTGGAGTGTTGGTTCAACGGGCGGTGGTATGAGCCGCCGTTGTCGCTCAATGGACTGGCCCGGTCGGTGGGGGCGAGCGTGCATCTGCATTCGGGGTTGATGTTCAAGCGTAACCTGTTGAGCAAGACCTTTATCCCGCATCCGATGTTGTCCCGGGCGGCTTTTGAACAGTTCGCCCTGGATTTTCTGTGCCTGGGGAATGGCTATCTGGAGAAGCGCCGTTCGGTGCTGGGCGGCACGCGGCAACTGGTGCCGTCACTTGCGAAGTACATGCGGGTTGGGCCGGAGGGGCAGTTCTACCAGGTGCAGGGCTGGAAGAATGAGCACGCGTTTGAGCCCGGGAGCATCTTCCACCTGCGCGAGGCGGATTTGCACCAGGAGATTTATGGGCTGCCCGAGTGGATCAGTGCGTTGCAGTCGGCGCTGTTGAACGAGTCGGCGACGCTGTTCCGGCGCAAGTATTACGAGAACGGTAGCCACGCCGGTTTCATCTTGTACATGACCGATGCAGCCCAGACCGAGGCGGACATCGATTCCTTGCGCAAGGCGTTGAAGGATTCGAAGGGGCCGGGGAATTTTCGGAATCTGTTTGTCTATTCGCCGACCGGCAAGAAGGATGGGATTCAACTCATCCCCGTCAGCGAGGTGGCGGCTAAGGACGAATTCAACTCGATCAAGAATCAGACCCGTGACGATGTGCTGGCTAGCCTGCGTATTCCACCGCAGTTGATGGGCATCGTGCCGCAGAATGCGGGTGGGTTCGGGTCGATCAGGGAGGCGACGCAGATCTATGCGGCCAACGAGCTGGAGCCCATCCAGACGCGAATGGGGCAACTGAATGATTGGTTAGGTGAAGAGGTGATGCGGTTCAAACCTTATGAGCTGGCCCCGGCGATTTAGCTGGATCCTAGCCTATTACCTGAGGATCTGAATTTTTTATCGTTCCACTTTGCTGGAAATAGACGCTATTAATTCTTCGCCTTGATTTTTTACGTTTCCTACAGCCTTGCCTACGGGAAACCACTCGAACTCCTCCACTGGGCGACAATGCTCTCTTGCGATTTTCTCTGCCCGCCCAGAATCCAGATCAGGATTCAACCACTCGCGAGCCAGGTCCGGTGAAAGCACTAGGGGCTTTCGATCATGGATATCCACCATGCCCTGATCACTGGCAGCGGTGATGATGACGAAACCGTCACCTTCTTGGCCCTCCAACCCTGGTCTGGCCTGCGCGAGGGCGCCAAAAAACATAGGCTTCTGGGTTCTCAGTCGGATGAAATAAGGCTGTTTTTTCTTCGGGTCGTTGGGATCCTTGACCCACTCATACCAGCCCTCGCTTGGCACCAGAGCACGTCCGTTCGGCCAAAGCTGTTTGAAGAACTTCCCCGTCGTGACGGTTTCAACCCTCGCATTGATGGGATCGGGGCGTTTTCCCTTCGCCCAAAATGGCGACCATCCCCACCTGATAGGGGTGATGTGAAGGCCGGCGTCGCTGGTGTGCAGGACTTGCACGCGAGTCGTCGGGGCGATGTTGTACCGATTTATCGGTTCTGCATCGAAACCGCTGAATAGGGGAAGCTGTGGCCCTAGCTCCTCTATGAATACCGCCATCCCTTCGTACTGCACGAATCTCCCGCACATGGGTTGTCCCGCCTGTCAGATTTTTCCTATACAAAATTGACCGCCAACCTTGTACAAAGTTAACTGTATGTTCGTACAGTATTCTAGAGCGTGCGTCATGAGCTTTTCAATTTTAGGCCCTATTGCCGAGGGTGGCTTGAAGCTGCCCTTGTGTTCGTTTCGAGTGCCCGCCGGGTTTCCATCTCCAGCGGCGGACCACATCGAAGCGCACATCTCATTGGATGAGGTTCTGAACATTCGCGCCCCGCATGTCTACCTAGTCTCAATCGCCGGGGAGAGCATGCAAGGCGCCGGGATTTTTGAAGGCGATCTCGCGGTGGTGGACCGCGCTCTGGAGCCTGCGCATGGCCACATCGTCGTGGCATTGCTCAACAACGAGCCCGTATGCAAGCGGCTCTGCATTCGCGGTAGGGAGGTGATTCTCCTGTCGGAGAACCCAAAGTATCCACCGAGGTACGTGCTTGAGGGCGACGAGCTGGTGATCTGGGGTGTCATTACATGCAGCGTGCGCAGCCATGTCTAAACCCCAGCCAGTTTTCGCCCTGATCGACTGCAACAGCTTCTATGCCAGTTGCGAGCGCGTGTTTCGACCCGACCTGGCCCGCGTACCCATCGTGGTGCTGAGTAATAACGATGGCTGCGTGATCGCCCGCAGCTACGACGCCAAGCCCTATGTGAAGATGGGGGAGCCTTATTTCCAGATCAAGCACAAGCTGCATGAGCACGGCATCGTCCCGTTCTCTTCGAATTACGCGCTCTATGGCGACATGAGCGAGCGGGTCATGACGCTCATTGAATCAATGGTGCCTGCCGTAGAGGTCTACAGCATCGACGAAGCCTTTGCCGACCTGACTGGCATCGACGGTCGGGATGCCCTCGGGCGGAAGATCCGCAGCCAGGTGCTGCGCTGCACTGGCATCCCGGTCGGCGTGGGGATCGCCCACACCAAAACCCTGGCAAAGCTGGCAAACCACACCGCCAAACGGCTCCAGGTGGAAACCGGCGGTGTGGTCGATATCTGCGACCCGTTCAAGCGTGACTGGGTTCTGCGCAACACCGACGTGTCCGAGGTCTGGGGCGTCGGTCGCAAGATGAAACTTCACCTGGACGCCATGGGCGTCAAGACTGCGATGGACCTGGCGAAGGCCGACCCGTGGACGCTGCGCAAGAAGTTCAGCGTAGTGATCGAGAAGACGGCCCGGGAGCTGGCCGGTACGCCGTGCCTGGAGCTGGACGAGCCGGATCCGCCGAAGCAGGAGATCTGCTGTAGCCGGATGTTCGGTAAGCGGCTCACGGAGCTGGCACCCATCAAGGAGGCGGTGGCTACCTACATGATGCGCGCTTCGGAAAAGCTCAGGGCGCAGAAGTCGTTGTGCAAGAAGATCCGCGTCAGCATCCGCACCGGTATGTTCAACCCCGAGGAGGCGAAGTACGCCAACGGTGTGCTGATTGACCTGCCGTATCCCACCGATGATGTGCGGTTGCTTACCAAGGCAGCGGTGGACGCGCTTCACCGAGTGTTCCGGCCAGGCTTCAAGTACAGCAAGGCTGAGGTGTTGTTGATGAATCTCTGTCAGCAGGGAGAGTACACCGACGACCTGTTTGCCACCTCCCAACCAGCCGACGCCACGAAGTTGATGGCGGTGTTGGACCAGGTCAACGGTCGATGGGGTAGGGGGACGCTTCGATCAGCCAGTGTGCCCGTCAACCCGGACTGGGGGATGCGAAGAGACATGATGAGCCAGAGCTACACCACTAAGCTGGACCAGCTTTGGCAGGTGCACTGTAGGTGAACCGATGCCCGCACCAGCCGCCCATTGAGGCGGCTTTTTTTCGCCCAAAAGAAGTGCACCGAAATGGGGCGAAATGCGCGGGCAATGGCGTGCTTCACTCCTGGCGCGCGCCGTCGTCCCCCCACCTCGCCTCCGGTCTAAATAGGTCGTTTTTTCTGCGCCCCTGCTTACCACTCCAAGCGGCTCAGGCTGGGCGCTTGCTTGGCGTTGTTTGGGGGGTGAAAGCCTGCGGAACCCTGCACCGAGGCGGTATTTCATCAAACGACCTGGAGGCGTGGCTGTGGCGGTAGAGGGGGGGCGTCTCAAAAAGAGTAATTTCAGTAATCACCAATGGGAAATGGGCTGGAGGCCGCGTATTCCGTGGGGTTGGGGATTACAAAAAGGAGTAACAAAGAAGTAACTGAAAAGGTAACTTTCTGCCAAGCTATTGTTTTTAAAGGATTTTTATGAGGGGTACAATTACATTAATAAAGAGTAATCAGATTACCTCAGTATTACTTAAATATTACCTTTTGCTAGAAGCAAAAAATCGTTTAATTTCAATGGTTTGAGCGTGAAAATCAATCAATATTACCTATGTTACTCTTTTTTTTGCCCCCCTCAAGATTTCGGATTTCAGCCCCTACACGTATGACGCGCACGCGTACAGCTTGCGGTTTTTCGTTGATGGTTGTGGCTGTGGGTGTTGCCAGGATTGGAGCGACAGGCACGGGCGTAGGACTCTGTCAGCCCTTTCGGAATACAGGATTAGCAGGCGGGAGTGGTACGAAAGTGGTACTTGAATTTTAAGGGTGTGCTGTAGGGCCCGTATTACGTGGCCTGCGGGATTAACATTTCCAATCCATCATCGGGGCAACGGAGAAGCGGCGAGAGAGTGGAGCAGGTGCGACGATGATTGGGGACATTGGCGTTTCTGGAATGGGCAAGGCTGGGAGGTGGGGAGTTTATCAGGATTGGGAGAGAGGTTGAGGCTCGTGTTACGTGGATGGCATTTGGCTACTCCTCGGCTACGCTTGGATTGATCCTGTGCAGGAGAATACTGATCTATCAATACTGAAGTTTGTATCCGATCACTCCAAGTGTCGAAGCCAATGAGGCTTTTATCGTACAAGTAAGAGGAGGAGGGTATGTCGTTCAATGATATTTCTTGCCATGTCTGGGCTATCGCTGGGTACTATGATGATGACATCGCGAGGGCAGTGAACACGGCGTACACGGCGGCAATTCTGCAACAGGGTGCAGTTGCTAATAATCAAGGCGCCCGAACAGCCGCCTTGACCCATATAGTTACCGCTGTTCGGGCAAATCAGAATTCGGTTATAACTGCTGACCCTTGCATCATATACGGAGGATTTCGCCGAGGGCAGAGCGGTCCTGAACATATGTGGTTGGAATATAACGGCAGAATATATGAGACCATGCCGGGATATAGCATGTACTCTGAGCTGGCTAGTAATGCCAGCAGGAACAATCCACAGCTTGAGAATGATCATTTCACGGCAGCGCAGGTGGGTGTCGTTCGCTCCTATCTAACGGATGATCAGAGATCAATGATTGACGACTATCATATGTTGTTGAATGCGGGAGATCCGATGGAGGATGATTAGCGATAGCGAACAACGGTTTAATCGAATTTTGCCCCACCTTCCAACTTTAAAATATTCATGACCCATTTGCCGGTTGTTTGACTTGCGGGGGAAAATTTTTACCAGGTGCAGGATGGAGAATACCGCTCATCGCATACTCACTGGCTCATGCAGATACGGGTGATGATTTCGATTTTGATCTCTACGAGGCTTAATGCGCCATCAGAAAATGCGCAGCCAGTATCAATATATACAACATTGCCCAAGCGCCTAACGCCAGGCACTGTTGAATGCCCAACATAGAGCCGGTCAACGCCTTTAATAGGCGTGTGGTCTTGCCGCTCGATTTTCTCTCTTGCATACAGCGCTGTTTTTAAGGCTTGCCGCTGATGCTGCTCCCCCGATTTTCCAGCGATAGCGTCTTTAGCTTCTTGCCAGCCATCGTTACTCCTTATGACCGGCGCTTCTGCATGGACTATTCCAATTGTTTGATCGTTTGATAAATTGATTTCAATCATCAATGGAAGTTCTTGCAAGACTTTTGATAGTTTTTGCTGAATGTCTGGCTGTAGTTCGTAGAGCCACGCCCCACCATTTCGGATATGCCTGCGTATGTCGCCATGGCCGGAAATGCATTCAATAAGCATATGTTCATGATTGCCGCGTACCGCATGGAACCACGGTTTTTCAAGCCAGTTCAATATGTCTATAGAGTCGGGGCCTCGGTCGATGAGGTCTCCCACAGAGAAAACACGGTCCACTTCGCTATTGAAATTCACCTTGTCCAGGGCTTTTGTTAGAAGCTTGAAGTGCCCGTGAATGTCGCCCACCGCAAAATCGCGACCTTCCTTGTTGGGTGGGAATGACAT